CTTTAAAAGAAATTATCGAGATTTATGACCCTGAAGTGTCTAAATTAATAAAGGATGAAAATGGAAAATACACCATAGAAGATGGTGATGATAGGAAAATATCAAAATTCATGTCTGACACATTAGATGATTCATTTATGGATTCACTGAGTGAAACCTACTCTATGTCTATGAACGAGGCTATGATGACTGGTACAGAAAAAGAGTTTAAAGGTCTTTTGTGTGATGTGTTATCTGACATTGGTTTCACCAAAACAGATAATTCAAGTTGTTTTTATGAATACGATATCGACTTATCTGATTTAATAAAACTATATGAGTCAAATGACCTTACTGATTTAAACTTATCTGATATGTTAAAGCAGGTGGTTTCCAGTAACGTATCATTCCCGATTGATTACCCACATGAATCTATATATAATAATTGGGACGACGAATCATTTAGAACTATGTTTGATAGTGATTTAGAGTCTATACTTGAAAAGGAATATGAAAAATTAGACGATACTGATTTCTTCTTAGATTTTGACAAAAACTTAGAAATAATTGGTCAAGTTAAGGAGAAGTTCGGTGATTTTGGAAAATACAGAAAGATTCCAACTACTGATAATATTAATGTTAAAGTTGACCGTGTGGACCCTGAAACTAATAAGATTATGTTCACACTTAATAGATATAATCCTGAAACAGATTCTTTTGAAACAAAAAAAGGAAAGTCGAAACTTTCCTCTCTTTTGTCAATGATGAGTAACTACCAGTTATTTGACCCCTTTGAGTAGTAGATTTTCTCTGATAAGTTCATAGAGTTTTACCGAGTCAGATTCATCCATATAAATGGTATCATCTGTATGTTTACTCTGAATAGTTATACCCCCAAATTCGAACTCAACCACGTTATCTTCTAAATCAAAGGTATCACTTAAACCGTCTAACAGTGATTCATCCCAATCATCTAAGTCGTTTTCTACGTCATCCAAGTTGTAAAAACCACTGTAAGAGTGTGTTGGTGGTTCATAGACATATTCTTGTTTTTCGTATCCAAACTCGTTGACTAAGTTAATCCCTGTTCTGATGGCCTTTTCTACGTCGTCCAACACTATAAACTCATTTGAACTGTGCATTTCGTAATACCCACAAGAAATATTAATACAGGATACATCACTTTTTTTCTTCAGCTGTGAAACGTCAGTGTATGGGTGTGATTGTAATTCCATATCTGTTTCCATGGTTCTCTCAATTACGGGTAGAGCTCTGTTAATAAAATCCCCTTTTTCTTCAAATAGACGGATACCCGAACAGAGTTCTGTAATGAGATGGTTACCTGGTGCATCGTATTGTACAATATACCCCACATCGTTGAGGAATTTGACATCACATTTACTTGAACCGTGACACCCCGTCTCTTCAGAAACGAATAGTCCTACTTTTACATTTGATAGTGTTCGTAGTAGTTCCAAACAAATGAAGATACCACACTTATCGTCTCCACCAATACCTGTTGGGTTACCATCAGGGGTATAGGCCTTTAGAACGTCGTATTGAGTTTCATCAAAAGTTCGTCCAAATGTTGGTGGTTTGGGAAGTGTTTTTTCCTCAACAATGATTTCGGGTACTAAGTCATGGACAGTATCAGTATGAGCAACAAACATTGGAAATTTACCACGAAATCCATTTTGTCGTTTTGTTGCGTAGATGTTATTCATCTCATCAGTATAGTACTCGACTCCTTCAATACTATCGAGTACCGATGATATATATTCTACCATTTGGTCCTCTTCGTATGTTTTTGAAGGCACGGATAAGAGTTCTTTAAATCTTTCTACTGTTTTATTTTCCATTTCTTAATTATTTGAGACAAATATACTAACTATATTTTGATTTTCCAAATAGGAAGGGGTTTTATTTAACCCCCTCCTCAATTATTACTTCTTCATCCACAAATTTAAGTTCGTAGTTACGTCCGATTTTGATGTTTTGACGTAGGACCTCTTCAGAGATGTAATCCTCGATTTTCTCTTGGATTGCTCTTTTGATTGGTCTTGCCCCGTATTTCTCATCATAACCCACATCACCTAACATGGTCTTAATTTCATCAGTGAAGTTAATGTGATAACCTAATCTTTCTAAACGACCTGTTAGTTTACTTAACTCGATATCAACAATCTGACGTACTTCATTTTCTTTCAGTGGGTTGAAGACGATTACCTCATCTAAACGGTTTAGAAATTCAGGTGTGAAGTGACTCTTAAGTTCTTTCTGTAAAAGAGCTTTCTTTAAATCTTCATCACCACTAACTCTCGACGTTGTATCAAACCCTACACCTACTCCGAAGTCCTGTAGTTTCTTTACCCCTAAGTTTGATGTCATAATAATTAAACAATTCTTAAAGTTGATTTTACGACCGAAACTATCGGTTAAGTGTCCATCGTCCAACACTTGTAATAAGAGTGAGAAGATGTCTTTGTTAGCCTTTTCAATTTCATCGAATAAGACAACTGAGTATGGTTTGTTTTTTACCTTCTCAGTAAGTTGACCACCTTCTTGGTGTCCTACATATCCTGGAGGGGAACCAATTAAACGAGACATCGTGTATTTCTCTTGGTATTCGGACATATCCATTCGAATGAGTGCGTCTTCATCACCAAAAATCTCTTTTGCCAATTGTTTAGCTAAGTGAGTTTTACCGACACCAGTGGAACCTAAGAAGATGAATGAACCAATTGGTCGACTTGGGTCTTTAATTCCTACACGGTTTCTACGTATTGCTTTAGAAATCTTATTGACTGCCTGTTCCTGACCAATGACTGACTTATTAAGACTATTTTCCAAGTCTAATAAACCTTCCATTTCATTCTGATTAAGTTTTGACACAGGAATTCTAGTCATATTTGCAACCACTTCATAAACCATATCTTCAGTAATTGGTTTACGTTTTTCATCCTGTTTCTTTTCAAAGTTATCCTTAACCTTTTCCAACTCTTTAAGAACTTTCTTTTCTTTATCACGAAGACTAGCTGCTCTCTCATAGTCTTGAGCCTTTACCACATCAATCTTTTCTAACTTAATTTTATTAGCGTCTTCCTTAAGTTTCTCAATCTCTTCAGGTAATTTAACGGATATTTGACTACGTGCTCCTACCTCATCCATGATATCAATTGCCTTATCAGGGAACTCTCTATCCGTAATGTAACGGTCAGCCAAATGCACACACGCCTCTAACGACTCTTTCGAGTAAGTTACCTTGTGGTGCTCTTCATAACGAGATTTTAGGTTATCTAAAATAACCATTGTCTCTTCAGGTGTTGAGCCATCAACCATTACTTTTTGGAATCTACGTTCTAACGCCCCATCCTTTTCGATATTCTCACGGTATTCATCGAGTGTTGTTGCTCCAACACATTGTAGTTCGCCACGTGCAAGTGCCGGTTTAAAGATATTGGAAGCGTCTAATGAACCTGATGAGTTACCAGCCCCTATGATTGTGTGGATTTCATCTATGAATACAATGATTTCGGTGTTTTCATATAACTCTTCTAAGATTACTTTAAGACGTTCCTCAAACTGTCCACGATATTTGGTACCAGCAACAATAGATGTCATATCTAATGACACTATACGTTTATCACATAAGTTACGAGGACAATCCCCCTCATAGATTTTCATAGCTAACCCTTCAATGATTGCAGTTTTACCACAACCAGGTTCACCAATGATGATTGGGTTATTCTTTTTTCTACGAGAAAGAATTTGAGCAATACGCTCAATTTCACGGTCACGACCAACAACTGGGTCTAACTTACCTTGTTCGGCAAGTTTTATTAGGTCACGTGAAAAGTTATCTAATACAGGTGTACCTGATTTAGGGGTTTTATCTCTTTTTGCTCTTGAACTATCGTTCGGGTCAACTGATTCTATCATAATTTAGTTTTTATTTTTATGTTATTACAAATGTAAGACAAATTTCACTAGAAAACATACGACTACCAATATTGTCAGTCTTTTTTTTATTAACTGACATAATGTCATAAATGGTATTAAGTTATATAATTGGCATGTTTTTCATAGTTGAATGGTAAAGATAATAAATAAATTAATAATTAACACTATGTTTTACAGAAAAAGTATTTTTGATGAAATTTTAAGAGAATTCGAAGGAATGTTCGAAGATAAAAAGACAACGTTCTATAGAGTCGGACCGAATCAAGTTTATTTCAGTTATTCGTCTAACGATGAGTTATCGAAACTTAAATCTAAACTCCAAGAAGCGGTACATAATCAAGAGTTTGAAACTGCCGTTAAACTTCGTGACCAAATTAAGTCTATTGAGGAAAATGGTGAGAAAATTCAAAAATTGAGATTAAAACTTCAGGAGTCCATAGACAATGAAGACTTTGAGACCTCTATTGAATTACGAGACGAAATAAAAAAATTACAATCTTAATTGTGAAACCCTGAGAAATCAGGGTTTTTTTATATTTATTAGTATGAAACAACCTTGGTTCGAATATATAACTCAGTTTGGTGACATCAAATCGATTGAAGATGCGTTTATAAAACTTAGACAAACATTAAGAGATTCTGGTTTTACTAGTGAAGAAGATTTAGTAAATGTGTCTAGTGCACCTACGGAAGTCTTTATGATGAGAGACCAATTGATTAGTAAGATTGAGAATAGTAGAAATCAATTAAAGAGGTATGGTCTATGGGATGAAGATATTAGTCGTAATTTTGATAGTTACATATCTCGTAAATTATCTAAATTAGAAAAAAAACACCCTTTATCAAATGGCAATTAATAGTGAAAAAATAGTAGGTAAACAAATCATTAATGAGATAAAATCATCTAACCTGTCTAAGACAATCTATCATTTAGATGATAAGACATTAACGGTTACCTTTAAAAACGGTACAGAGTATAGGTATCAGGATGTCCCACATAAGATATATACTAAATTTAGGTTATCAGAATCACAAGGTAGGTTTTTCAATACTGAGATTTCTAAGAAGTTTAAATACGAAAAACTAACAAAGTAAAACAACACTCTATTTATTACTTATGGAAAAGGTCGATAAAATAATATCAAGTCTTTATATTCAGGATGAACTAAACCCTGAAATATGGGACGAAACCGAGAATGAGTCTTATATAATGAAAGACGATGTTAGAGATTCTCTTTTAATTATTTCAAATGAGTTTATCGATTTCTTAGGTTTGGAAATATTTGTATCTGACATTACAATGACAGGTTCATTATCAAACTATAATTGGTCAGAGTTCTCTGACGTTGATTTACATATATTGTATGACTTCACCGAAGCAGGTGAACAAAAAGAACTTTACAAAGAGTTATTTAAACTAAAAAAGACTCTATTCAACTCAACACACGATATAACAGTAAAAGGATTTGAGGTTGAACTTTACGTTCAAGACTCATCAGAACCTCATTTTTCAACAGGTGTATATTCTGTTATGTTTAATGAGTGGATTAATGAACCAACTAAGGAAAGTGTATCTATTGACGATAAATCATTAACTGAAAAAGCCGAACAATGGATGGACATTATAGATGTTGTCATTGAAAACGTCAAGGACGAGAATTTAGAAATGGCATTGGAACAAATTGATAAAGTTAAAGAAAGACTTAAAAAATATAGAAGTTGTGGTTTAGAAAAAGAGGGTGAATACTCCTATGAAAATTTAGTATTTAAATTCTTAAGACGTAACGGATATATACAAAAACTATTCGACTTTACCAATAATTTGGTAGACAAGAATCTTTCTTTAGAACAAGAAATTAACTTATAGATGATATCTAAATATAGGAAAAAATGACAAATCCTTTATTTGGTTATATTTATATATAAAAAACAACTATGGGACAAGGATGCGACCCGGCAACGGAATACGAGGCTTTTACAGGTGGAACGACTGTACACGCAGTTTACACTAACGATAATGGTCAAGATGTGGTACAATGTTCCACAGTTAAACTCGGTGGAAACGGAGTATATAATTAAATAAGAAAAAACAAAAAATAATAAAATGGGAGACTTAAAACCTATCGGAAGTGAAAAATTACAGGGTGATGAAAAGCTAAGACGCATCATGGAAATTGCACGTTATAACGAAAAAGAACATTCTGATAAGAATGTAAATGAAACTGTTGAATATACAAGACAGTTAGCGAATGGTAAACATTATAGTATCATTCACGAAAAGAATGGGTATATTATAAAAACAGGGTTAAACGAATCTGACACAGATTATGCGGAGCCAATTGAAAATAGAAGATATCACTCTTCTTACGCTAAGGCTTTGAAAAAGTTTAATTTAATTGCTAAAGAATTTAATATACTTCACGAAAATGATGGTGGTTTAAATTTATTCGGTGAACAAGATAAGAAATTTGTCCTTAAAACACCAAAACCTGAGGTTGAAGAACCGGCAATGGAACCTGAAATGGATTTCGACATGGGTACTGAAGAAGGTGGTGAAGAAGAATTGGATTTAGACATGGACTTAGACATGGACTTAGACATGGGTACTGAAGAAGGTGGAGAAGAAGAGTTAGATATGGAATTAGATGCAGAATCTCCATCAGAAATGGAAGATGAAATATCTATTAAGGAGATTCAAAAACTCACTGGTAAATTAGGTCAAAAATTAAGAACGATAGATTCTCAAATGGGTCTATCATCTGAAGATATTAAATATGTTTTAAACTCTATTATCTCGGCAATTGACTTGGAAAAGTTAAGTGAAGAAGATTTAGAAGATATCTTAGCTAATTTTGAGGATGATGAAATTGACTATGGTGTTGATGATGAAGCAGATTTAGACATAGATGCTGGAGATGAGTTAGATTTGGATTCAGAACTTGATATGGATATGGATATGGATGTTGAAGAACCTATTGAGTCAGAAATGTACGAAGGTGGTAAGATTATGGATGAAATATTTTCAGAATCTAAAATCGACAAAGTATTATCAAAGTATTTCACAATATCAAAAGATGAGAAAACATTAAACGAAACAAAAAGTATTAAGAAATTTTTAACTGAAAAAACACAAAAAGTTACAATCAAGAAAGAAATGATTTCTATGTGTGAGACAGTTGAACAGGAATTGACAGCAGATTTCTTATTAAAAGAAAACAACTCAATTAAATTCTTAGGGAAAACAAATAAAGGTAATTTAGTTTTTGAAAACGAGGGACAACAAATAAAAGTTTCCCAAAAAGGTGAACTACTGTGAGATTAGTATACGTTAATGAGCTCGGTCCCAACTTTAAGGGGGACAACATATATGAGTTTATATTTAGCGACGTTGACGATGTTTGGGGTGAAGATTGGGACAAAGAACCGGCAAGTGGTAACCCAACTCCACCCCAAATTCATTTTATAAAGAAGGTTGGTGTGTTGAGAAATTCAGGTATTGAATTGAACTTAATCCAAAATTCAGATTTTTTCTCTGTCTATGACGCAGTAGAAGGTGTGATTGCCTTATCATGGGAAGATAGTGAAAGTGAGGCCGTAACTGATGATAAGTTTACCCGATTAGTATTTAAATATGGGGACACTGTTAAAGAAGTGGAAGATAAGATATATGAAAGAGATATCATATTAACATATGAAAAAAATATTATAAGTCATGAACAATAAAAAAATTTCAAGTTTATTAAATAAAGGTATAAAGTTTGAGTCATTAAAAATGTTAAATGAAACTCAAATCAATACATTATATACTGCAGTCATTGGAGAACAAGAAACTCTAACTGGTAAAGTCGCTGACGTACAAAAATTAAAACAAGTAAATATCGAATTACAGAACGATATTAAAAAGACTATAGACTTAGTAGGTGAAGAAGATTCTGAAGAGGAATTAAATGAGTGGGGTAGCTCAGACCAACATTTTTTTAATCAATCAATACACAAACAATTAGGTGAACCTGAAAAAATGCCAAGTCCTTTTAGTTCTAAATTCGAAGACGCGGTTGAAGATGCCGTTGATTTTTATTGGGATGATTGGGAAGAGTATAAAACAGATAGAGATGGTTTAATCCAAAACGGTAAACGTGCATATTTAAGAAGTTATTTCAGAGATGAATTTGCAATGTTAGTTAAAATGTTTGAACCCGCATCTGATGATGGTGAAATATCCGAAGATAAAGCGTCTACGGATTCTTTAGAAAAGATGTCAGGTTATGACCCATACGCCGGTAATAGTGTAGGTAACGATGGTGGACCATCAAGTGATGATGGATTCAACGATAAGGCCGATGACGGTATGGATGAAGAAGTTGGTGAGGAATTTAAGTCTAAATCACAACAAAAATACTTCTTTGCTAAATGTGAAGAGGAGGGACCTAAATCTAAATGGTGTAAGATGGCTGATGAGTTTGCTGACGATACAAAAGACTTTAGTAAGTTACCTGAAAAAGTAAAAAAAGAAGAAATTAGGCAAATAGAGGAATCTTTAGTATCTTTGGTGAAGAAACACATACCGAAGACCATGAGTAAAAAAGATTTATTAGACCTAACCGAACAAAGTCCTGGCGTTAAAGAAGTACCTGTTAAAGCGCCGACAAGGACTAAACCAGATAGAAAGTCACCTTATAAGCCGAAACATAAACCGGCACCAAAAGCGGGTGACACTAAAACTGCACCACCAAAAGTGAAACCTGGTACTATTCAGAAACCAGATAGAAAATCTCCGTATAAACCAAAACACAAACCAGCTCCTAAGGCGGGAAAAGAAGGTTTACCTGAGTTTTTAAAGTTTAACAAATTAAATATAAAATTTAGAGATGAGCAAAAAAATTAACGAAGCCCCAATTAGTTATGGTGACCGTCCTGAGAGGATGGCATCGGATATTCAAAAGAAAATTGAAGATAGGGATACACCACTTTCTAATAACCCTGGTTTAGATATTGATGTTGATGGTGATGGAGTTGTTTCATCATTTGAAGAATTGTTGGCATCAAAAAGATTTGGTGATGTTGTTGATAAGGTAAAACACTACACAGGTTTAACTGATATATCTAATCCTAACTCACTTATGGAGTTACAGATGATGTTACAAAGAGCCGTACAACAGGTTAAGTCGATTGAATCAAGTAATGAAGAATATCTTGAAAACTTAGCGGTCGATTTAGTTAAGAAAGAAATGTCATTACCAGATGATGCATTTCAATTCGACGTTGAACTATTATCAGGTATGGGTCAGATAGATACTTCCAAGATGAGAGGTAAATCAGATGAAGAACCTGATGAGGAAGAAATAATGAAGGCTTTCGGTGACCAAAACTCCGAAGACATGGAAGACGACATTGATGCATTTATGGATGCCATGGATAAGTTTGATATAGAAAAAGCAAAAAGAAGATTTATTAATTCACTTATACAAGGAGCGTCTAAGAAAGGTCACTACATGTTTAACTTAGTTAGAGATGAGTTGGACCGTTTAGACCCACAACTACTTAATCTTTATGGTGTTTTAATGTCAATTGCAGACTTAATGTATTGGATTATACCTGACGAAATGACGCAAATGATGGCTGGACAAGGTGAAGGTATACAAGGTTCAGAAGAAGTTGATGAAACAACTGACCCTCCAACAATTAAAGCTAAAGGTTTATTCTTTCCTGTGTTAATACACGAACTTATTAAAGGTGTGTATGAGGTATTAGGTACTCAAGGGTTACCTGACGACCCTAAAGCCGCTGAAATGGTTATGGGTTCTGAAGATACATTACCTTATGAGATTTGGGACTTAAGATTAGGACCGGTTATTTGGGAAAAATTTACAGCTGCGTATCCTGAAGACTTATACGCTGACGATATGAGAGAAATACAGAATTATTTATTTTCTCGTTTCTCCTCACTATCAGGTGAAGAGTTTTTTGAGGTAGCAAGAGAAATCTTAAGTGAAACTCAAAAAGGTCAAAAAATAGTTAAGAGGATGGTTGATGAAATTATCGAAGAACTTCGTCAATACGACTTAGAGGATGTTTTAGGTAGTAATGAGTATGATGATGACGACGAAGACGAAGACGATGAAGGATTCAGAGACTTCTTAGGTGGTTTGGGAATTGATTTAACATAAAACATTCTTACCTTATTTAAATGGGTTTAACAAGAGAAAAAGTATTAGTTGAGTACGCTAAGGTCGTAAAAGACACATCTTATGCACTTAAAACATATCTACAAACCTATGATAATACGCAATCACGTTACGTCCCTTTAGAATTATTTCCTGACCAAGATAGGCTAATCTACGATTATGATAATTTTGAGGAAAATATAGCTATTAAGTATAGACAGGCGGGAGTATCAACAGTAACCGCTGCATGGGCTTCAAAGAAATTAGTAGTAGCAAAAAAAAGTAAGCCTGAGAAGGTTCTAATTATTGCAAATAAATTGGATACCTCTATGGAGTTTGCGAATAAGATACGTTCTTTCGTTGACCAATGGCCGGAATGGTTAGGTGTAGGTTTCTCAAATGAAAAGAATTCACAAAGACATTTTAAGTTAACTAACGGGTGTGAGGTTAAAGCCGTAGCAACGTCTAAAGATGCGTTACGTGGATATACACCAACAATTCTTATTTTTGATGAAGCGGCATTTATAGAAGCAGATGACGACTTTTGGTCTGCGTGTATGGCTTCGTTATCTACGGGTGGTAAGGTAATAGTAATATCAACACCTAACGGTTTTGACCGAATATATTACTCAATATACGACCAGGCGTTAAGAGGTATGAATGACTTTAAGATTACCGACATGTACTGGTATAGGGACCCTAGATACTCCAAGAACTTACAACTAATAAAGTGTAAGGATATTATCCACTATATGTTAAATCGTGACGAATACAATGATAGTGAGATTATTATTGATTATTCACATATAGACCCTAGAGAAAGAGACTTTGACGAAATAAATGATAATTTTGATAAAGGGTATAAGCCATATTCTACGTGGTTTGAGTCCATGGCTAAGAAACTTAAATTTGACCGTAGAAAGATTTCTCAGGAATTGGAGTGTAACTTCTTAGGTTCGGGTGATAACGTAATACCTAACGAAACAATTAATAAGTTAAAAGAAAATCACATCACACCCCCTGAGAATAGATTTATGGGTGGTGCTATGTGGCAATGGAAAGAGCCAATACCTGAACATAAATATATTATGGGGATTGATGTTTCTCGTGGGGATAGTGAAGATTTTACTACCTTCTGTATCATTGATTTTGATGAGAGAGAACAGGTATTAGAATATTTAGGAAAGATTCCGCCTGATGTTGCTGCTGAAATAGCATTTAAATGGGCAACTATGTATAGTGCATTTGTGGTAATAGATATTACTGGTGGTATGGGTGTGTCAACATCCCGTAAACTTCAAGAAATGGGTTATCAAAACTTATATGTTGAAGGAGTGAATGCCGCTGATAAGTGGAAATATAACCCTAATATTATGGAAAAGATACCTGGTCTTAACTTTAATAATAAACGTGTACAGATTGTTTCAACGTTTGAAGAAGCATTAAGACATGATTATAAGGTACGTTCATCAAGATTATTAAATGAATTAAATACGTTTGTCTATGTAAATGGTAGACCTGACCATATAAAGGGTCAACATGACGATTTAATTATGGCAATGGCAATGGCGATATATGTTGGTGAAAACTCATTTACCTCATTAGAGAAAGTAACGGAACAAACTAAGGCTATGGTTGACAGTTGGTATGTACAAGAATCGAAGATTACTAACCCAATTGATAACTATAATCCTTCTTTATCTGCGTTACCAAATGACCCCTATAGGTATAGTGGTCGTGGTGGGGCAACAAAAAGTGACTATGAAAACTATTTATGGCTATTCGGGGGTAAAAGATAAAAGATTGAATTATTGTAGAATTTTACTACTATTTATATAAAAAAAGAAAATGGCAGAAAACAACTTTACTGTTTGGCAGAGATTAACCAAAGTATTTGGTCCCGATTCAACATTGGACCAACAACCGCCTGTATACAATTTTGACAAAAAAGAATTGTTAAAGACACGTGACAAGGAGGAGTATGAAAGAGAAAAACTTCAAGCACAACAAACTTTATACCTTGGTCAGCAATGGCAAAAGGTTGAGAATAATTTATATACTCAAGCAGTGTATTATGAACCAACGAGGTTGGCTGCCTTTTACGATTATGAAAGTATGGAGTTTACTCCTGAAATATCCGCGGCACTTGATATCTACGCTGAGGAGTCTACAACTGCAAATGAAGATGGTTTTATATTACAAGTCTATTCTGAGAGTAACAGAATAAAGTCAGTACTTACTGACTTATTTAACAATAGATTGGATATTGACACAAACCTACCTATGTGGACGAGAAATACGACTAAGTATGGTGATAACTTCGTATATCTTAAGTTAGACCCTGAAAAAGGTATTTTAGGTGCACAACAATTACCTAATATCGAAATTGAACGATTAGAGAGAGGTATGACCTCTTCACCAGGTCAACATGGTATGCAACAACCAACAGGTGATGCAGATGAGGACGCACTAAAGTTCAAATGGAAAGTTAAGGATATTGAGTTTAACACATGGGAAATTGCTCACTTTAGATTATTGGGTGATGACCGTAAACTTCCTTATGGTACTTCTATGTTAGAAAAAGCCAGAAGAATATGGAAACAACTTATTCTTTCTGAGGATGCTATGTTAATATATAGAACATCACGAGCACCTGAAAGAAGAGTGTTTAAAGTATTCGTGGGTAACATGGATGACAAGGATGTTGAACCGTATGTACAAAGAGTGGCTAATAAGTTCAAACGTGACCAAGTCGCCGACCCTCAAACGGGTAATGTCGACTTACGTATGAACCAAATGGCTGTCGACCAAGACTATTTCATACCTGTTAGAGACCCTAACTCACCAAATCCAATAGATACCTTACCTGGTGCCACTAACCTATCAGAGATAGCGGATATCGAGTATATCCAAAAGAAACTACTTACAGCTTTAAGAGTACCAAAGGCATTCTTAGGTTTTGAAGAAGTTACTGGTGACGGTAAGAATTTAGCATTACAGGATATTCGTTTTGCTCGTACTATCAATAGAATACAAAGGTCTATGATACAAGAGCTAAATAAGATAGCGATAATTCACTTATATATTTTAGGTTTTGAGGATGAATTACAAAACTTCACATTAGGTTTAACTAATCCTTCATCACAAGCGGACCTATTGAAGGTAGAACAATGGCAACAAAAAATACAACTATATAGAGACGCTACTTCAGACCCAGGAAATGGTATATTACCTGTTTCCTCGTCTTGGGCTAAGAAACATATTCTTGGTTTCTCTGATGAAGAAATTAAACTTGATTTACAACAACAACGTATTGAAAGGGCAGTTGCTGGTGAATTAGAAAAAACACAAGAGGTCATTACCAGTACGGGTATATTTGACAACCTTGATAAGTTATACGGTGATAAAAATACCGATTCTGCTGAAGGTGGTGACACTGAAGGTGGTGATGACTTCGGTGGTGG